TCGGCATTAACACCACGAACTTCTGCTATTCTTTCTATTTTATTCATTATTTTGGTATGTCTTTTTTATAATAATCTGCCATTTGTTCAATTGGAATACGGTTGATTTGAACATATCGTTCATCACCGTTATCAACTGAATTTCTATCTTCTAATTCAAGAACGTCATTAATTGTGTAAGCCCCGATGTCAGTCATTAGTCTATAATATTCGCCTTTCGTTTTTACATCAGTACGAAGTAAGCGATCAACATTATGTTTGAAATAATGGTTGCGTTTTTCGCTTTCTTTTAATAACTTTCTTCTATACTCTTGCTCTATCTTTTCAATCCATGAGCCAATGCCATAAGTAACAAACTCGATTGATTGGTGTTCAATGTTTGAAAAGGTTGCACCATCCATTTCATTGATCATGTGCGAAGGTATGCCCAGAATTGTCGCTATTTCATTCTTTTGAAATTTACGTGTCTCAATAAATTGCGCATCTTGTGGCGGTAAGCCTAAACGATGGTATTTAGAACCTGCATCCAAAATAGCCGTGCCACGTGATCCATTTGCACCATAGTTGTTTGTCCATTGCTGATTGATTGCATCTTTGGTTTCTGGCTTTAAAACGCCTGCATATTCAATGTAACCATCTATTCTTGTGCCTTTATTATAAAAATCGGCCCCGTAATCTTGTGCAGCTATCGAAAGCCCTAAATTCTGCTTGTGTGCTTGAATTGCGCTTATACCGATTACAGGATCCGATCCAAAGCCCCTAAGATTAATTATATCCCTATCTTTTACAAGTAAACTTTCTTGTTTGTTTGCCGCTTCTTTTACTTCAACTTTCCAGTACAACTCATCGTCATATTTCAACGGTTCACATATTTCACGTGACACGTTAACAAGTCCGGTTGGTGTGCCAAATCTATCACGCTCTATAATAGCTAAACCATTGCCGTGATTGATTGCTGATGTTATTAAGATTTGTGTAAAATCAAACGCGCAGGTCTGATAATTAGATTCTGCATTTAAAAGGTATTCAACCGGATGGTCTGTCATTGTACGCTTACCGTTGACCTTTTTAAACACATCAACTGGCAACATTGCCACTGATTCAGATATTCTTCTAACACCTGCCCAATAAGCTGATAATCCAAATACACTTTTTTCGTTTACCGGTGTACGCCCAACCATTCCGCCAAAATTGGCATTTAAAAATCCTTTCTTTTCTGAAAGCACTGGATTGATCCGTTTTACCTCAAACCCTAATATATTCATCCTTGCAAAAATCTTTAAATTTTATTTGTAATAATTGTAATTTATTTAACTAAAAGTTCTTATCATAGTTTTTACGCTCAACTTCAAGTTTGAAATAATGAAATGCGGCAAGCCCGTTGATGTGTGAATCAGTTGGGAAAAAATACTTCCAACCTTTTGAATAACCCCTTGCAATGTAATAAAAAAATGCTGCTGCTAATTTTCCACTTGATTTTTTAAAAACAACTGTTGCGGTGTGGTCCGACATTGAAATTATTTCATCTACTTCAAAAGTTTCATTGTTAAAATTACCCTCACGATCTGGCCTTGAAAATCTTTGTGCAACACTTTTACATTCTGCATCTAATTCTTTTGCAATTTCTTTGTTCATTTTGCTTTTTTGACTACTCGCTTTTTCTTTTCAATTGATTTGTTTTTGTGCCGTATGCTTTCGCTTGCCTTGTAGCTTTGATAGTTTTTATGTGGTTTGTAATGTGGGAAGTAAATATTGATTTCTTTCACGCAGGCATCGTATGCCATTTTGCGCACTTTTACCCTTTTAAGGTGTTTGTGAAATAATTCATCTATTCCCTTGCAAATTGCATCAATCACATCCATTGGAATATCAAGATTTGGTTTGTAATTACTTAACACCGGCCCGCGATCTTGACTATTTGCCAAAATGACCCGATATGAATCAAAATCTTTGTAATGTTTGAAATTAGGTGCATATTCTCGCACTAAATCAAGCGCGGCATCATAGGCATCTTCTTGATTGTTGTTTTTGAGCATTTGTAAAAAAATGAAATCAAAATTCTTTTTGTAGTTGAGTACATTGTACACTGGTTCTGTAAGTATCATATTATGTATAAATTTCCTTGTTCTAAATAACTGTTTGTATCTTCGGGATTGTCCAACCATAAGCCATAGGCCATTACGTTTGAAATTAATCCATCTATTTTTTTGCTTGGTGCTTTGAAATCCTTTTCAAGTTTTATGTTTCCTGCAGGATCACTTTTTACACTTGCATTGCCTGCCATCCATCTCAACACCGGATTCCCAAAGTGGTTAAACTTTCGGCTTTCGATTGCGGCCTGCATTTCCTTTGTTGGTGCATTCATGCTTTTAAACCCTTGTCTAAATTCAATTAAATCAAGGCCCTCATCCATTAAGCGCGGTGCAATGTGGTGACTGTTCCAATTATCGTAAGCAATTGACTTAATTTGATATAATTTGTTTAATTCACCCAATTTGTAAATGATAAAGTCATAATCAACGACATTTCCATTTGTTTCTTCAATATGGCCATCTCTGACCCATTCACGGTACTGAATGTTGTTTGTGTCTGCTGATTGCGTTCCTTTGTCTTCTGGCAGCCAAAACCAGTTCTTTGAATAGTATTTGTCTTCTATTTGCCACACTAAACTGAAAGCCGTGATGTCTGAGCGTGAAGAAAGGTCAAGGCCACCATAACATGGGTAATCTTTTAGAATACTTTCATCCATTTCCCATTGACTCGCATTCCATATTTCATCATTTATCCAACCATCTTTTGATTGTGTCCAAATATTTAGATAGTATCTTTTAAAACTATTCAAACTTGATGCGCTCACCATAGCTTTGGCCGCTTCCTTTTCGTAAGCCCTTTTGCCAATACTAATGTTATAATTTGGATTTGCTTTAATCCATGTCTCTTCTTTAAATGGATCGTCTTCATAATCGGCACCATACACGCAAACAAGTTGACTTTCATCAGTTGTTACCCCTTTTGCCACATTAATGGCGTTTTCGTGCCGTTGGTACCCGATACCATACAAATCAGAACCTGCCGTTGTAATAATGAAAGATAAAGGTTGTTTTCTTGCACCTTGTGATTTTTCAACCATTTCAAGCACCTCATTGTTCTTGTGTACATGGAGTTCGTCAATTATGGCGAGCTGGGGATTTATGCCATCTTCGCCCCCTGCTTCCTTGCTCAAAATCTGGTAAGTTTTTAAACCGCCAATGTGATCCGGTGCCGTTATTGAATTACGATAGATATTGCATTTAGATTTTAATCTTGGACTTTTTTGAATTACTTGTTTTGTTGCTTCAAATACTAAACCTGCTTGTTTACGGCCCCATGCCACACCAACAATTTCTGAACCACCCTCGCGTTCAATGTCTATAAAAATACACGCAACTGATGCTGCCAAAAAGGATTTGCCGCTTTTCTTTGGTATTTCAATGTAAGCACTGGTGTATTTTCTTAATCCGGTGTCAATGTGCTTCCAACCAAACAAAGGTCTAATAATATCATTCTTTTGCCATTCTTCCAATATAAAAGGTTTACCGGCCAAATCACCTTTGACGTGTTTTACGTTTTCTTCAATGTACTTGACCACAGTGTTTGCAGTTTTGTCATCAAAGAAGTATTTATCGAGATCTATTTTTGAAAAGTCTGTTTTATATGCCATCTGAATATTGGTCTGTGTTTTCGTCTGGTTTGTTTTGCAAAGTTATTCGTGTGCGAGCGCTTGGACTAAATCCAAATTCTTGTGAAAGTCTTATAAAATCCTTTCGCAGTTTGTTTAATTCCATATACAAAGGATCTAATCTAATGGTCCCTTTATCATCGGTGTATGTTCTACCTTTGGTGTGTTCCTTTAGGTATTCCATTTCACCGTAAACATAGCAGTATTCTTTAAACATTGATAAGTCTATAAATGAAATGTAGCCGTAAATCTTACGTGATTGCAAAAGTTGCTGATTCCAGATGTTTTTGGCCTTTTCTGTCAAATCATCCGGCGGTGTTGGTATTTCATTGTAAATCCAATCCAACTCATTTGCATCTGCAATTTGGTCATTTGCTCTGGTCACGTTTATTGTGCCTTTTGCTTTTAAAACTGCTACCGGTTGCGGTGATGGCCCTCTTTTTCCCATAATTTACCCTTTTTTCAAATTCCAAAACCTGTAAATGCAGAAATAAACC